GTAATTCTGGTTGCGTACTAAGCGTATCCATCTTGTGTATTCTTCTCCTACTGGGCCCAGCGCAATCATTGTATGCATCGGGACCAACGCTCTCGTTCCTCCGAAAAATAGCCCAAAGCTTGAGGTCAAAACCTCAGCACTGTCGACTTCCTCTTTAGTCGCTCCTTTTGGCGTAACTAAACACTCAAATATTTCTGTATTACGATCTATCTTTGCATAGATCGGAGAATAATCTCTTGTCTTCATTTGAGCTGTCGTTGCTGCTACTCGTGCCGCCGCCTTAACGTTAGTTAATCGGTTGGCATTCCTCCCTCTGTTAGCTCTATGTATTTTCATCGTTGCTGTACGAGCTGTTGAGCCCGGGTACATCTGAGCCTCCTCCTTGTAGAGAACCTGTGGCATCAATAATGAACAAACTAAACCTAATCCTGCGAAGAATATGGCTGAGCCTGCTACTACTGTTGCGATTGTAGCCCAATCACACTTAGTTCTATGAACTTTCTGAAAAAATTCATTAAACTCTCGCGGTGTCGCGGGCATCATCCCTTCTACTTCAAAAAGTTCCTGGAACTTTTGAATCTCACTCTCTGTCTCTCCCAATGATCCTAACCATGAGTCACGAACCTTCTGCCAACTGAAATTAGCTTCTGGAACGTAACGTATAGTATATGGGGGGATGATGTATCCCGGGCTAACCTTCATTACTCTCTTAAGAAGCCACATGGGCATCCATGAGAATAACTTAGGTAAGTGTGCATACCTCTCATCTGTGATCCTGTATCCGTTCGCACACTTGTAAGTCTTTATCGATACTAAAATCGTTAAAGTCTTCCATTCCTCCTTGGTCTTAACTAAGGTGCACTTTCCGTCTCCTACGTAGACAGCTAAAAATTTCTCTCCGTTATTGGCCTCTACTGTTACAGGCCATAAGTAATTCATTTCATGTTTAATTGGTTTTGATTCCAATAAACGCATAAAATAAGCTACCCAACACGGTTTCAATTTACATAGCTGTCCGTCCTCCGTAACAATGTTACGCTTTCCTTTTGAAAATACATTATAAGGCATGTCGCGGAGTGCTCCGCCACATGCTTCTGTGTACGACTCCGGTTGTTGAACCACGATGTCGTCGTATTCCTCCTCTAACTGCTTTGTGTAAGCTGTAGCTGCTTCATCCGCATCATCTTCGTCCTTTTGTCTAAAGTCTTCACTCAAATCACTATTTCCTTGATCCAATAACTGTTGTATGTTATTACATGTTGCATCTGAAAACACCGTAAACGGTCGTCCTGTGTAAATATCGTAATCGGGAATTTTATCCTTCTCTTTTCCTTTTTCTTCTTTCATTGCTCCTTTCTTCATTTGAGCAGTAGTAAAATTAATTCTACCACCACTAAATGTTAAAGGGTAAATTGGAATAGGTACTGGTGTATAAGGGTGTTTTAACTGTTTATCTCTGTGTATAAGACACTGTGCTGCAAGCAGCACAAGTTCCTCATAATCTAGGTACGTTTTCTTTTGTCCTAGTATAGAAACATCCATGTCATTAAACAGTCTAAACACTGGTCTTCCTCCTTTCTCCTCTAACTCACAGGAAATAGTTCGTCTAGATGCTAATGCATCAGGACTTTCTATTCCTGGACAATGGTCCATAGTCTCTTGTGTATAATTAGTTGTACTAATAATACATCTCGACTCAAAGAAACAATTAGCTTTCTGTTCTGGAGTTGCTACCTTAAGTGAATAAGGTACACTCGATATCATTCCTATTAACGCTAAAGCTATCTTTCTTCTCTCTTCGTTGTCCTTTGTCTGAAAGAAGTCATCGCATATAGCAAAAAACTCCTTGGCATAATTATCATAAAATTGTTCATCCTGATTAATTGTGAAAACATCCCTGTATGACCAGGGACGATCCGCAACAATATCTGGATAAATTTTTCGTAGTAACTGCCATATGTCCATCATCAATTTCGTTGTAACATTAGACTTTCCTACTCCTGCTACTCCTGAAATGTAAATCCATATAGGTACTGGTCGCGGTTTCGCTGACCTCTTCGTTCTTTCTAACTCTACATGCAGTGACGCATATGCTAGTGTTGCTGTTGCCATCTTATTTGAAAAATAAGGTCTTATTGGCTTCTTTGACGCTATGTGATTCATAGCTACCTCTATTGATTTCTTCTGCTGCTCTAACGCTTGATCTCGCGCGAGTGTATCTGGAGCCAATGCTATCAACATATCTCCTGCCTGTACTAGAGCTTTAAACGTTGAAACTCCGTCAACAAATGTTAAAATAGATTTCTCTACTTCATCATAAGCTAACGGTTTTCCTGTTACAAACTCTACTAAACACAATATTATTGTGTATCCTTTCTCCAAAAACCACTCAATAGCTTTGCCTATAGAGGCAAGCTTTGGTAGTGCTCCTACTGCTCCTGATAATTCTTTTGTGGGAATCTTAAAGTTAACTGCAATCATCTCCAAAAAATCATCCGCAATTCCTGGGGTCCATCCTTGTGCCTCTGTTTTGGCATCCATCTGGTCTAAAACCTTGTCTCCTCCTTGGATCTCATATTTCTTAAACAACAATCTCATTACTGGGACTGCTATAATAGGAGCTAAAACTCCTATTACAACAGCACCCGCCATCAAGGCGAGTATTGTCGTAAAGTGTTTTGCTATCCACCATATGATTTCCATTCCTGACGGTAGATATGCTAACATATCTTTTACCATCTTCTTGATCCATATTCCTAGGTTCTTTACTCCTTCCGATACGCTGTTTCCAGCATGTTTGATATTTGTCATCAAACTTCCTCCTAGTTTAACTGTTGCCTCGGTCACATTAAGTGACTTAAGCCACAACTTCAACTTCTTCCATCGATCTGTTGTTATTTCCCATCCTTCTTGCATAAAGCCAAAAAGAACGAAATAAATGATATCCCACCATGTAAGCGAACTGCTTCCTTGCGCTTCTATGTCCATAGAATCAATATCGGTTTGTTTCAACCTTCGGTCTACTGATTTTACTAAACATGTCGCTCTCTTCATGCCTCCGTGGCTAAGAATTCTCCATACAATAACTCTGTGACGTTTTTTATGTCTCTTGACGAAATCATTGAATTTTGTAATGTCGCTTGGTAACTTAATACTTGC